GCTGTTGCACCAATTTATGGGCCAGATTCAGCGCCATAGCGGCACAGGTGATGGCGACGATTTTTTCAGCCCCGCTGAAGCACTCACAGTAGCTTATGAGTGCATCCATGTCGTCTGGCGTGTGGAATAACGGGATTGGTGCGATTGGGTTCTTCATTTGGCTTCTCCTTCTTTACGGGTTAACACATAGCGGCGCAGGGCTTCATAGAATTCCGGCTCCCCTTCGAAAAACACCTCCGGGTGATCGTCATCCCGGCAGATGTTCTCATTGATGCTCTTGGCTGCAGCCCTCATGGCCTCCTTGATCAGGGTGTCCATGTGCTTGGTGAGCTTCAAGCGGCTATACAACTCTGTGGTGGCATCGTTGACTTGGTCTAGGTACTTGGCCTCGGCCACAGAGTCCAAGCCCTTCATTAGGTACGCGGCCTCTCCGGCATCCCGGATGATGTAGGCCAGTTCTCCATTGGTCTTTTTGTGATAGGGGTTCATTTGTTCTCCTGTTAAAAGCCTGATGTTACATCATGTCAATCATCGTTGCAAGCGTCAACAACAAGTAATTCGATCTCTCTGATTTGGTTTGATCTCAGCAAGGGCATGATGTCGATGCCACCGCACTTGACAACGATGGCAACAGCATCGGGCGCGTACTCTGGCCGTGCCCACTCGAGCGGGCCACCAACAGCCGCTTCCCCTCCGCGATATTCCGCTTCCACTTCGATAGGGACGCCGCGATATTTAACGTCAACGGTAATGATTTTGGTCACGATTCCTCTCCAAAAATACCTCAGCCGCAAGCTTGCAAGCGGCTATCGTTTGTTCCGATTCCCCTTTGCTAAGGGTAGCGATAAGGGCTAGCGTCTCTCGCATCTGGGCGTGAGTTCTAGCCCTCGCGCCCGCGATAAAAACCCGCGTTAGCGGGTGGTCAGCGTAGGGCATCATCGTGCATCCGCTCGCCCGCGCTCGATTAGCCGTTTTGCGTCTGGCAATGCATCCGGGTGTTCGTTGGCCAGTGCTTTGCGAATCTCATGCAAAGCCCGCGCCGCATCGATAGGGGCGCGAGCCCGCTCGAGCCGCGCCCCCAATTGGATATAGAATCTTTCCGAGTGTTTAAGCATGGCGCACCAATGGAATTACTTTCCGGGCCTTTGCATCGGTTATGCGGGCCTTTGAACCATGAGCACGAAACCCAACGATAACCGCTCGGTGAGCCTTTTGGCACAGCCCACAATCGGCGCAAGTAACGTTATCGCGGGTTTGAGCGGGGCAAACCACAATCGGCAAGCCGCCGGGTGTATAGGTTTTTTCGGGTGTATCAATCGGGACAATGACAGTCACGGGTAACCCAGTAGCAGCCAGTGTATCGGCCTCGCCTGCATTGTCGGTGCTTAGGTTGACGGTAAAGCCCCAGTCAGTAGCAGCCCGCGCCCAATGGATAGCATCCGGGCTTTTTTTGTGGGTGTAAGTGAAACCGCGCCGCCCACGATTAGCCGCGACGATTTCGCCCAGTGCTGCAGGGTCTACATTCTCGCCCTCTCCGGGTAAATCACCCGCTACATTGTGCCGCCACAGTTGACCCGCTGGCAGGGCTGCAATAGCCCCGCACAGTTCCGCCAGTGTGCCGCCCCGCTGGGGCACTTTGTCCCATGACATGCGGGTATAAAAATCTTCGGCATAGCAATCCGCTCGATAGTGCGGGCACGATTGTGGACACGTTTCCCGCTGGGAATAAGTAACGGGTATCGGCCCGGTTTTGCTGTTGCTCGATTTTGCGATAAAGTGAAATTTCATTTTTTTTGCTCCGATTATTTAATGCCTGCAATTTGTTTCAGTTCGGTTTTGATGCGCTTAGCATCCGGGCCGCGCCATGTCCCTGCATTAGCCAGAAAATACAGAACCATAGACCGCCCGTCGTCGTACCCGTAAGAGTCACGGATAGAGTCCAATTGACCCATTGCTTGCAAGTAAGGCACAGCCCCAAAGTAGGGCTTTGCCCAGTGTGCCCGGATATCCTGAGCGATAGCGGAAAGAGTGCGAGATGTCATGATTAGAATCCTTTGGAAAAATGCTCATATGAGCGAATAGGTGAACGGGAATTGGTGTGCTTTTCGACAATGATTGGCTTTATCCCTCGAGCGTTAGCTTCATTAATGAACGTCAAATAATCCATGTCTTCTTCGAGATAGACTGTGCCGCCCCGCTGGTAAGAGTAGGTGCTAATCCATTTGTCAATCCCCCAGTCCGTGAGGGTTGACCTTTTGACGGCTAGCCAACCGTGGCCGGGGTCTGAGTAAAAGTTAAGCTTCATTTGTTTCCTTGATAAGTTGTTCAAAAACCGATTCAACAGCGTTAACAGTAAAGTTGTTGCTGACTAAGTTGTTCGGGCTTAGGATTGAATCGTCAACATAAACCCATTTGTCAGTCAATCCCTGCCATGTAAGCGCTTGCTCTATGGTCAGCGAGTCAAGCAAAGCTTGAAAAGTCGGAGATGGTGCTTTCATGGTTAGCCCCTTAAATACAATTGGTGTAACTATCTTCCATCTCTGACACTTGGTCAGAGTCTAGATTCAAAGCCTTGGTCACAGTCCAAACGGCGTCCGGGTATTCCGCGCCTTTGGCGATTAGTTCCGTGAGAATCTCCCAATTGGAATAGCCGTTTTGGGCAAGAGTCCGGATATCTGATTTGGTCATGGTGTCAGTTCCTACAGTGACACAGCAACAGTGCTGCAGCCCTTAATTGTCAACTAATGCAACAATGTGTCCAATGAATTGTTTTGATGGAAAATCCAGCCCCGATTGATTTTTCCTATCTGTTCCCCTATTATGAGAACCATGACAAAACCAAAGCCGATGCCCCGCTCCCGTGTGCGCGAAGCGCTGCAGTCAGTCCCTCTCGAGACAGTCCTAGGCAATGCACATAAGGCACTAACACCTAAACAAAGGAAATTTGCTATGGAAGTAGCGAAGGGGAACACTAAGGCCGATGCTTACCGCACAGCCTATAACCCAACAAGCCCCTACACAATGATGACAGAACCCTACAAAGTAGCGGCAGACCCACGGGTAGCTAATGAGATAAAGGCCATCGAGTTGGCAATAGCGGCACAGGAATACCAAACCCCTGCAGCACTACGTCAATTGGTTATCCATTCTCTAGTTAAAGTGATAACAGACCCCGATGCTAAGCCGGGTCAAGTAACTGCAGCCGCCAAGGTATTGGGCACAGTCACTGAAGTGGCTGCATTCACTGAGCGTAAAGAAGTGCGGACGATATCCTCGAGCGAGTCGGCCCGTAATGAGATATTGCAACAGTTAAAGGATTTAGTGCGGTCAGACGCTACCGATATCGAGTCGGTGGAAGTCAGCGCCGACAGCCTATTGGCCGAGTTGACCGCAGCGCGAGACACGGAACCGCCTGCAGCCGCGGCCGATTCCAGCCCCGCCGATACCCACCCCATCCCCACCCCCCAAACCGCGCAACCGGAGTCCCGCTCCACTCAGCATACTATCCCACTCGAACGATCCCTATCTGAGTCCGATTCCTTTCAATCTATGGAAGACCCCCCCTTGTCCTTTGGAGAAAAAGAGGGTGGGGGGGTATAAAAATTTGCGCTTCCTCTCCGCTAAGGATGTTGTCGCAAGTTACAACATGCGTGGGCTGATAGGGGTTTTGGGATGTGGATGTTGTAACTTACTACAACATGAGGGCGACTATGGCTGTGAATAAGGTGTTGATAAATAGGGAGATGAGGAGTGGTAGGAGTTATGAGTGGTGTATGGGGGTTGGTATGACGCCGATGCAGCGGGAGGTATTTTTGGTGATTGATGAGTGGTGGAAAGAGTATGGGTACGGGCCGAGTATTCGGGATATATGTGAGGTGCGGGGTAAGATGGGGTTGGGGAGTACGAAGAAGATTATTGATAGGTTGGTGAAGTTGGGGGTGGTGAAGAGGGTTGAGCGGATGGGTAGGACTGTGCGGCCGGTGTATGTGAACTTTAGGAATTTGCAGTGAAGATCTTGGAGTTGATTGATAAGTTGGGACCGGCTGAGAGGGAGAAGCTGTTTGGTCAGGTGCAGGAATACAAGAATGCGCTTGAGAGGGAAAAGTGCCAGACATCGTTTATGGCGTATGTGCGGAAGATGTGGCCGGGGTTTATACATGGTAGACATCATGCGGTGATGGCCAAGAAGTTTGAGGAGATCGCGCAGGGGAAGTTGAAGAGGCTGATTATTAATATGCCGCCGCGGCACACGAAGAGTGAGTTTGCCTCGTATCTTTTGCCTAGTTGGTTTTTGGGTAGGTTCCCTGATAAGAAGGTGATTCAGACTTCTAATACGTCGGATCTCGCGGTGGGGTTTGGTAGGAAGGTGAGGAACTTAGTTGGATCGCAGGCGTATGCGGAGGTGTTCCCTGAGGTTTCTTTGAGACAGGATAGTAAGAGTGCTGGCAGGTGGGCGACGAATAAGAACGGCGATTACTTTGCTATTGGTGTTGGGGGTACGGTTACGGGTAAGGGTGCGGATCTGTTGATCGTGGATGATCCGCATTCGGAGCAGGAGGCGGCGTCGGCTGTCGGAAATCCGTCAATTTATGACTCGGTGTATGAGTGGTATACGTCGGGTCCGAGGCAGCGTCTGCAGCCGGACGGGGCTATTGTTATTGTGATGACGCGGTGGGCGGATCGGGATCTGACGGGTCAGGTCTTGAAGGACGCCATGAAGCGGGGTAAGGAGGATGAGTGGGAGGTGATTGAGTTTCCTGCCATCATGCCTAGTGGCAATCCTTTGTGGCCGGAATTTTGGCGGTTGGATTTGTTAGAGGCTTTAAGGGAAGAGTTGCCGCCGAGTAAGTGGAACGCTCAGTATCAGCAGTCTCCTACGGGTGAGGAGGGTGCAATTGTTAAACGCGAGTGGTGGAAGTTGTGGGAGAGGGATGATCCGCCGCCGTGTGACTACATTATTCAGTCTTGGGATACGGCGTTTACTAAGAGTGAGCGGGCTGACTACAACGCATGTACGACTTGGGGGGTGTTCTGCTTGAACGAGGATCCCGAGAATGTAAATATTATTTTGCTTGATGCGTTTAAGAAGCGGATGGAGTTTCCTGAACTTAAAGACAAGACTTTGGAGTACTATCACCAGTGGGAGCCGGATTCGTTGATCGTTGAGGCTAAGGCCGCGGGTGCTCCGTTGATATATGAATTGCGCAAGATGGGCATTCCGGTGCAGGACTACACGCCTACTCGGGGGACGAAGTATCAGAAGAACGACAAGATTGCTCGTTTAAATTCTGTGTCTGACATGTTCAGGAGTGGGAAAATATGGGCACCGGATACTCGGTTTGCTCAGGAGTTGATGGACGAGATGGCGGCGTTTCCTAATGCAGAGCACGACGACCTTGTGGACTCGAGCACACAGGCGCTGTTAAGATTTAGACAGGGCGGATTTCTTAGACTTGATTCCGATGAGCGGGATGAGGTTAAATTTTTTCGCAGGCAGAAAGCTTATTATTAAGGACCAATATGGCTACAAACATGTTTCCATCTCTCAATCCTGCTCCTTTGGGGCTAGAGGATATTGTTGTAGATGACACCCCGGCCATTGAAATTGAAATTGAAAATCCCGATGACGTAAAGGTTGGGATTGACGGCATTGAGATTGATTTGATGCCCGGTGAGGAAACAGATGATGTTCCGTTTGAAGCCAATTTGGCTGAACACATTAGTGAATCTGAATTGTCTGTAATTGCTTCCGACATTGTTGGGATGGTTGAGGCGGATATTAATAGCCGCAAAGACTGGGTAGAGATGTATGTCAAGGGATTGGAAGTCCTTGGCATGAAGTATGAGGAGCGCACTGAGCCTTGGGATGGGGCGTGTGGTGTGTTTTCTCCCTTGTTGACCGAAGCCGCCGTGAGGTTTCAGAGCGAAACTATTATTGAGACTTTCCCTGCTCAAGGCCCGGTCAAGACGGAAATCATTGGTGCTATTGATAAGCTCAAAGAAGAAGCAGCTAATCGGGTTCGCACTGATATGAATTACCGGCTGACTGAAGAGATGCCGGAGTACCGCTCTGAACATGAGCGTATGTTGTTTAACCTTGGACTTGCTGGCGCAGCATTTAAAAAGGTCTATAAAGATCCAGCGCTAAATAGGCAGACGGCAGTTTTCATTGGCGCTGAAGATATTATTATTCCTTATGGCGCGAGTAACGCTAGGACTGCAGAACGTCTAACGCACATTATGCGAAAGACAAAAAATGATCTGCGTAAACTCCAAGTAGCGGGGTTTTATTTGGATGTAGATCTGGGTGATCCGGTGAGTATTCACACGGACATTGAGAAAAAGAAAGCTGAGGAGCAAGGCTATTCTTTGACTCAAGACGACAGGTATCAAGTCTTTGAGACGCAGATTGACTATGACTTGCCGGGGTTTGAGGATGAAGATGGCATTGCTTTGCCGTACATCATCACGATTGACCGCGGCACAACTAAAGTTTTGTCTATTTATCGTAACTACCGTCAAGACGATCCACAGCGTCTGAAGCGGCAACACATTGTTCAATATGACTACATCCCCGGATTTGGAGCGTACGGATTTGGTTATATCCATCTCATCGGCGGTTACGCCCGAGCAGGCACTTCGATCATCCGCCAGCTTGTTGACGCAGGGACTCTCAATAACCTACCGGGTGGACTCAAGTCTCGAGGACTTCGAATCAAAGGAGACGACACTCCCATTGCACCCGGAGAGTTCAGGGACGTAGATGTTCCGAGCGGAGCAGTAAAAGACAACATCATGCTGCTGCCGTACAAAGAGCCTAGCCAAGTTTTGGCCGCGCTGCTTGAGAGGATTACGGAAGAGGCACGAAGGCTTGGTTCCATTGCCGATATGAAGATATCGGATATGAGCGCCAATTCGCCAGTTGGCACAACCTTGGCTTTGTTGGAGCGGCAGCTTAAAACAATGAGCGCCGTACAAGCCCGAGTGCATGCGGCCATGAAGCAGGAATTCAAACTGCTCAAGGAGATTATTCGG